GGAATAGATCATCCCACTTGGGGGCATGGGCATATTTTCAATCATTGCCCGCCTCTCGTCCTCAGGTAAATTTTTAGTCGCCTCGAACCAGTCTGCAGACAAGTTGTCTTGATTGACATAGCTAGTAAAAAATAGAGGCGTGCATCCCGCCTTCTCTGCCATCTTTACCCACCACGCATCCCATACAGGCAGACCGACCATGATTAGCTTAGGCGTTGGACCTGATCGCAGACGCCCAAGGGCTTTATAGGCTACCTCCTCAGTCAGCATCTGACACTCATCTATCACCGCTAGCCCCGACGTGATATTGAGCCCCTCGAGGCTGTTTTGAGAAGCGTCCTGCGTACCCGGTCTAAAATATGATCGAGTCCATACGACATGACCATTGGGGGCAGTCCATTTGCCCTCGAGTGCGTGATATATCCAGCCTTCATCGCCTAGCCACTTTTGAATCTCGGGGGCTAGCACTTGCCTATATCTGCCTGCTGTATCTGTGATCAGCAGACTAGACAGAGAGGGATGAGCCTCTGCCCATGCTGCCAAGGCAAAGACAAGGGCTGATGTTTTGCCACTGCCCCAACCTGCACGGACGGCGATAAAATTGTCCGCCGATAGTAGCAGGGCTTTGATGAGGCTCATCTGCAGATCATTGAGCTTCATACTGCTCTCTCCATCTAGTGCGTAGCTTTTTTTTGAGCCGATTGACCATAGTAAAAGCCGTGTTTGCCTTTAGCCCCATATCTCTAGCTATGTCGATATGCCTATACTCGTCTATGATGAGGCTGAGCATATACTGGTCTTTTTCATGTACGCCATCTAGTAGATCTGCCAGGTCCATCTCTAAGATCATAGAGTCCTCTACGGCTATCGACTCGACATCCGAATTTCTCACATAGAAACAATCGAGCTGTTGATCGTTGTAGCTCTGGCAGTCTCTGCGTGTGGCGATCGGCGTCCCTTTTTGCATGACGCTCATGATATCACAGCTTGCTATTTCATATCTGAGCCGTCGCCTTGCATTGAGGTAGCCTGATAGATAGTGGATTCTTGCGACAGCCTTTAGGTAGCCTAAAATGCGCTCTCGGTTCTCAAAAATCTTAGCCTGCTTTAGGTATCTCTCTAGCAGGATATAGTAGCTCACCACATGATCGTCGCTATATCCCGACAGCCCCTTAAAAGACTTGCCCAGCATCTTCTCGATGGTCGTTTGATTATCTGCATCGTTGAGGTCAAAGACTGTCCCATCCTCAGCCTTGATCATCGTCCACTGTGTCGCCCTGGGCTGGGGCTTCTGCCTGCTCACTAGGTTTATCATCTGCTATCCCTCGTATTTGATTGACCATGTCGATTATGATTGATTTAGGTTTGTCTGTGTTAGTGAGTTCGATCTGTTGCTTTTGCCCGAATTCACTTGCGAATTGTGTTTCTAGGAGAAACTTGGCAGCTCTCCAGTCCGTCTCAGTGGCGATCTTGACTCTATCGACTAGCATCATGCGATATGTCAGCCTAGCCTGCTCTATCTCGTGAGCAAAAACAGGATCAAGATTTTTGTATCTAGCCACTGTAGCAGGATCAACTCCAGCCATGATCGAGGCTTGCCTTTGACTCATGCCCTGAGAGATAAAAAAGAGTACTTTTTCTTTTCTAGCATCGGCAGTGCTCTTTATGGGGGCTTCCTGCGTGGTCGACTGGACGATCTCTGCTGTCTCCTCGAGAGCCTCGATCTGCTTGCGTTTTTTGATCCTGTCATCGATGCCCATCATTCCCCCTTATAGATGCGACTGCTTATTTTCTCTATACTATCATCGACATCGACAGACTCTATAAATGCTTTGATTCTTGACGCCTTGTCATCGACGATATCGACTACACAAGCCTCTATGATCTTTGATGGGCTAGAGCTGATCGCATCAGAGAGCTCGTTGAGTTTGTCGATGAGGCGGGACGATAGATAGAGCGTATGGCTCGACCTTTTAATTTTTTTCATGAGTAGTATGTCCTTTTTTACATAGGCTATCGATAGCAGAGTAGATGACGGCTGTACGCCTTTGGGCTTCTGCAGATATGCCTATCGCGTCCATATCTGGGCGTAGACTATCAACGATGGCGTCTATGGTCTGCTCTGTGATGATGCCATCTTGCTCTAGGCGTGATATCTCTAAAAAGATGTCTAGTGCTGAAAACATTATGCTTGCTCCTTATTGAGCAGATTGAAGCTGTGGGCTTCCAATCGCCAATAGGTTTTACCGTCCTCGGACTGATTAGATAACATCTTGCCCTCCACTAAAACGAGATCGCCTTTTTTGATCTGCTCTGATGCTCGCTTGGCTGTGGTATCAGCCCCAAAAGAGACGATATCGACATTGAACCAGCTGACTGGACTGTCTTTTCTGTTCTGATATGCGATAGTTCCCACCGCCTTTGTGAGTGTTGTACCAATGGGCTTTAGGATAAAATCCTTGCCTGCTCTGCCTGCTAGTGTGATGGAGTTGATCATTTAGTTTTCTCTCTTGCTTTTTTTAGCGCATCAAAAAGTATTTTATCCCATGGGCTATAGGTCTGCATATGTGCCCTCGTCATCGGTAAAGTATGTCTGTATCATCTGCCCCTGTTTGGTCAGCAGACCTCCAGCCTGACTAAATAGGGGCTGATGGATCGCTTGCATATCAGCCCCATCGAATAGCATGACTGACATCCCTCCAGCCTTGGCGTGTCTGTCTCGGCATAAATGAAGAGCTCTAAATCTTCCTTGATGGGCTGTGATATGGCATCGTCTATCATCCTCGTATGTGTGATAGGTGATCACGATCTTATTACCCTGCAGATAGACTCTGAGGTCTTGGGGCAGTACGCCATCCCATATAGGCATAAAAGCCTTAGCGGGTAAATCTTTTAAGTGGGAATACAGCTGTTGTAAATTCACGATTTTATCCTTGGTTTGTGTTATAATAAATTGATGATTTTCAATAGAAAATTCTAAAACATTCTATCACTGGTTTTTTGAAAAGGCAAGTAAAATGAATCAAATTTTTGTACATGATGGATATGTGCGAGTGAGCGATGGCTGTGTGCTAGGTAGCGATCTCATGATCGTAAATACCGCTAGAGTCAGCTATGACAAAGAGTCTAAAGAGTGGTCTGATCGTGATGAGAAGCTTCTGCGATATCTATGGGCAAATAAGCACACCTCCCCTTTTAGGCACGCCTCGATCCGCTTTGAGATATCAGCCCCGATCTTTGTGTTGAGGCAGTGGATGAAACATCAAGTTGGTTGCTCTTGGAATGAAATCTCAGCCCGCTATGTCGATATGGGAGAGAGTGAGGCTTTTCGCCCTGTGCTCTGGAGACTGCAGGACAGCAAAAATAAACAATCTTCCTTGGGGATCTTGCCTAGGGATGAGCAGATGAAGGCGACCGCTCTGCTAGAAGAGGCGTATGAGGTAGCCTATAAAAACTACGCTCAGCTGATCGATATGGGCGTATGTCGTGAGCAGGCGCGTGTCATGCTACCAGTGGGGATGTACTCTAAAGCGATCTGGACTGCTAGCCTGCAGGCGGTGATGAATTTCATTGAGCTCCGACTTGATGATCACGCTCAAAAAGAGATGCGCGATTTTGCTCAAGCTGTGCTAGACTTAGCCCGCATATACTTTCCTCGATCTATGGAGCTGGTGAGATGTCAAGATGTATCAAATGCGGGGCTCGACTCCAAGGGCTAGACTACCTGCAGGGCTTTGAGTACCGATTTTGTGCTGAGTGTGTGACCACTGTATATCGTGAGTCATACGATGACGATTTTTTAGATGACACACTAGATCCCGATGAGGAGATAGAAGACGATGATGAATGATTTTTTAGGCGTGTGCCTATACCTCGCTAGCATGGCAGAGCCTATTCCATCAGCCCATCGAGTGGATACCTGTCAAGAGGTGGCACGCTATGCGATGGAGTATAAAATTGATCCATATATAGCGCTCGCCTTGGCATATCACGAAAGCCGATTTGATAAAAAGGCGGTGTCATCTCATGGAGCTGTTGGGGCTATGCAGGTGAAGAGAAAATTTATTGCTTGCCAATCATGCTCTGATATAGAGGCGGGCATGATCGCCCTTAGATACTGGATGGATAGATCAAAAAGCGCTTGCCTCGCTCTTGGCAGATATGCGATGGGCAATAAAGGCGTGTGTGGTCGCCGGTCTAGGATGATCATCGCTCTTGCTCGTGAGCTCGACTGTCGCAGTGGCTCAAAAAAGGATTTTTGCTATGAGTGCTGAGATATGGGATGAGGTAGCTCGCACGATAGCCAAGCAATCGCCCTGCCCTCGTGCACAGGTGGGGGCAGTGATTTTTAGGGCAGATCGTAAGTCGGTCTTGTCCACTGGATACAATGGGCAGGCTCGCAAAAGTGAATCGATTTTATGCGGTGGCTCATGCTGCGATAGGGATAGGCTAGGCATCCCCAGCGGGGAGAGGATCGAGATCGGCTGTATCCATGCAGAGATCAATGCGATAGCCAATGCCGTCTATGAGGGTATCGCCTTGGCTGATGCCTGCATTGTGATCACCGCTCCGCCCTGTCTCATGTGCTCTAAGATGATAATACAGTCGGGGATCAAGACGGTCTATTATCGGGGCGGGCAGAGATGGACTAGTACGGGCGAGGACTATTTATCAGCCCATGGCGTACAGCTCATCTCTCTAGGACGATGACGCACTTATCTTTTTCTAGCAGAGTATAAATAAGGCTGTCATCAATACCATCTAGGTCTATAAAATAGACATTGATGTCTAGGCGGTCTATCAGAGCCTGCCCCGATTTTTTAGACATAAAATCCTTATCGATATATAGACAGGCTAGATCTCTATCATGCTCAAAAATCATCGCTCTAGCTATCCTATAAAATAGCAATTTTTCATCACGTCTCAGTCTATGGATATCCTCTTTACATCTCTCTATATCGCTTAAAATATCCTGTAGCTGCACATATCTATATATATCGCTATTGATGGAGGCTAGCCCCCCTTTAAAGACGGCATAGGGCAGATATGATGCTGACAATGAAGCCTTAGGCTTGGCTGGATTTTGATGCAGGCACTTGCCATCTGTAGCCCTGACTGTCATCCCATCCAATAGCCACTGACTCGCCTTAAAAAGAGAGTGCTCAACATCTCTTTGATGACTAGTGGGCTCAATAATCTCAACCTCTTTTTTTTCCTCTTTTTGCACATGAAAATCGTCAAGATTTTCTTTGCTATTAAATATACCCTCTTTAGAGGGTATATTAACACTTATATGTCGAGTCGGCTTTACTAAGGCGGGCTTTACTAAAGCGGGCTTTACCAAGGCAGACTTGACTAAGGGAGCATCCTCTTTTTTAGCCTTTTTAGCCTTGGGCTTTTCTGCTGTCTCTTGGCAGTATCGAGTAAAAAAAGTCTTATAATCCATGTCTAGAGCTGATAGACCTGAAACATCTATCTCTCTCGCCTTGCCCAGCCCTGGGATGAATTTCATTGATACGCTGATTAGTGGCTTGCCATCAATCTCAATCGCCGATAGATGCTCTAGAGCCGATTGTATCTGGTATTTACTGAGCCCACCATTGCCGATCCACTGATTTGTAGCTTCCTTGCCACTGAGTATAGACGCCTCTCTCTGTGGTCCATGGAGCTCTAAGAGTCTTATGATAAGTCTCAGCCCATGAGGTAAAGCGTTTATCGCGGGATGCTTTGCCGCGTTGATAGCGATAGTAATAAAATTGAATTGCATGAGTGCTCCTTTATTTTTGATATTTATAAAAATATTTTTGACAAAAAGCAATAAATATTTTATCTATATCAAAAATCATTCAACGACATGAAAGGCTTCACCATGAATCTAAAATCTTTAAAGCTTCAAGAGCTCACACATAAAACACTAAAGCAAATCGCAGAGGATGCGGGCATCACATACGCGACACTATACAATAATTTACGCCCCGGTGCTTGCCCCACTATGCGATTTGCTCAAAAGCTGGAGTCCACCACAGGCATCAGCCATCAATTTTTTTTGTATGATCAGCCCCTCTGCTTCCAATTTGCAAATAAAAAAGGATAAATCATGACTCACTTAGACCACGACGCCCCCATACTAGATGACAGCCCAAGAGATGAAGCCCCTCAATGCGGGTATTTCCCCATCGTACAGCTACCAAAATTACAATCACCATCGATAGCAAGAGAGCTGACCGCTATCGCGCTATTTGTCTCATCAATCGCTATTCTATTTTTCTTTATGTATGTGTGCCTTGTATGGCTTGGAGCCATGAGATGATCACAGGTTCATATAAAGACGTCTTGAGACTAACGGACATTGAGGCTATCATAGGCGAGACAGATGAGCTCAAGCATCAGGCTCATGCTATGAGAGCTCTAAAAATCATCATCAATCTATGTCACACATACGACAAAGACCTACAGGATGCGATATTCTCATCCATAGTACATGAAGCCCTCTTTGTGCATCATACACTACGCATGATCTATCGTATGGCTATCAGGCTCAGGCATAAAAACAGAGAGGCTGGTATAGATGCCCCGATCGGCTTCATAGCCATTTATGAGGAGTATAAAAGTCGATACTCTAGCAATATAAAGAAGCTGCCGGACATGGACAATCCAGATCAAGCCCTCAATTTTTTGATGGAGACCGCCACCTATCCTCTATGGGTAGGAGCTGTCATGGCTAAAGCCGAGTGCGATACATACATGGCTCATACTGTTGAAAAGGCGATGGCTCGTATATCATCTATCAAGACGCACTTAATCAAAGAAATCGGCATCGCAGAAGCAGAAAATTTCGAGAGAGATGCGATGCGTGAGCTCGACTCACTGCGACCAAAACCAGCGCCAAGCATGGGCGATGCGTTGACAAAGACGCTTCTATCTATCCAAAATTTCCAGCCCGGTCTATCCACCGGCTTGGCAGAGCTAGATCAGTATGCCCGCCTGCAAAGGGGATGCCTATATATCATCGCGGGGCGTCCTGCTATGGGTAAAACAGCAGTAGCCCTGCATCTAGCCAGGCTAGCCCATGGCAAAAAGACGATCTTTATCAGCCTAGAAATGCCACAAGAGCAGCTAATGAAAAGATTGATTTCATCAGTTGGAGGCATAGACCATCATGTGCTAACCAGTGGCATGGCTGGTGCTACCGCCCAGGATATGCAGAAGATGGGCGAGGCTATCGACTATATCAAAAATCTCAATTTGCAGATTTTTGATGACAGCAGCCTATCGATAGATGCACTCATAGAGAGATGCAGTAGGCTAAAGAGCGATATACGACTAGATCACATGATGCCACGCCTTGAGCATCTCAGGCGTACAGTGAGACCTATAGTCGAAGCCAATGGCTATACATACGACTCAGTACGATATAAAAATGCCTATGTGTCAGGTAGAGATGCAGAGGGCGTTCCATTCATATCTAGGCAGATAGACGATGCTGTTTTTGAGGAGCAGAGGTGGGATATCCTAGAGTATCTCTCTCTGGAGAAGCGATTGGCTGAGGCACAAGCCGATCAGGTCGGTCTCATCATCGTTGACTATCTACAGCTTATGAGTGCAAACAAGGATTTTAGAGAGCAGGAGATAGCTGCCATCAGCCGAGGGCTCAAAAGTCTAGCCAAGATCATGGATTGCCCCGTGATTGCACTAGCACAGATAAATCGAGGCGTGGAGAGTCGCCCCAATAAACGCCCGACTCTCAGCGATCTCAGAGAATCGGGAAGCATCGAGCAGGACGCCGATGTTGTCATGATGCTATATCGAGATGAGGTATATAATCCAGAGACTGCAGATCGTGATGTCATGGAGATAGGTATCACAAAAAATAGACACGGAGAGATTGGTGTTGCTCGATGCCATTTTGATAAAAAACAGCAGAGGCTTAGAGACATTGACGGGGCTACACCAAGGCGATTTTAAAAACTCATCAATCTTTTTTTAATGAACATAAAATTTTTTTTTATTTATATAAAAAAATATTTGACATAAATACAAAATTGTTTTATATTGACTATACAACAAGGCAATAAGCCAAAACTCAAAAAACTCAAAAAAAACAAGGATCTTAAAATGAGAAACCTAAAGCATACAACCTCCTTCGAATTCATCGCCCTAGACGGTTCCGTCAGCTTCTGCCACATCGATACACAAGACGATGGATTCACCTCCTTCGAGTGCTATAGCCAAGAGCCAAGCTTCTGGGCTGATCTAGATGTCGAGTGCTATGAAGAAGTCGAGTGCGCATCTGATGCTGATTTTTTCTCAATGGCAATGCAATGCTATGTAGTCGCTCTATAAGATAACCAAGTCACCGCAACAGACAAAACAAAGGACATAAAAATGAGTCTCGCAAAAATTCAAAACGCAATGCAAGAGATGAACCTCATCGCTTCCAACATGGAGTCGATGATCAAGCTTGCCACATACCTCGCTCGTGATGGCTGGACAGCTCAAAGCCTGGTAAGTGCCTATCTCAGCTATGGCATTAAATACAGCTGGACTATGGCAGAGATCCTCGACAATATGCACAACCTCAAAGGCAAACCGGCGTTTCAAGTTCACGCGCTGTTCGGCTTGGTATTGAGCTCTGGTAAAGTCCGCTATTTCAAGACAGTATCCACCACCGCCACCGAGTGCGTGATCGAATGTCAACGCAATGATCAACCAAAGGACATTAAGCACACTATTAGGTTCACTATTGAGATGGCAAAGCAGCAGGGACTCGCATCAAGTCAGCAATGGCAGAAAATGCCCCAACAAATGCTATTCGCACGCTGTCGATCTATGGCTGTTCGTGAGGTATTCGCAGATGTGATCAGCGGATATGATGTGATGGAGATGGCAGATAGCCTAGATATGCCTGAGCATGAGAGACTCGCCTTGATCGATGAGTCGGAGGGCACAGCCCTAGCCAAGGATGCAAAATTGCCACCTAAGACACAGCCCAAGGCTCAGCCTAAAGTCGAGATCGCCCCTTTGCCTGTACAGATTGAAGAATCAAATATCACAATCAATCACAAGATGAGCTCCCTACAATCAGGGCATCTGACAGAGATTTTAAGCGATCATATCGATGAAGTGTCCAGCCTAAAAGGTGGGCAGGTGCTAGAGATCTCTGTGTCAAGTCCTATTGTGGCTAAGGCATTTCTAGACTTAGCATCGCAAAATATCGAGACTGTCATCAATGGAACATATTTTGCAGTCAACCTCACTCCATCCATACACGGAAGCTGTATGATCAGCATCACTCGCCTATAGCAGGCAGACGCCACCTGCACAAGCTGGATCAGCCTGTGGATTCTCGACATAGCCCCCAAGGCTAAAATCGACAAGAGACCAATCAGCTCCTAAAAGCGTTTTATAGTATTCATCGCTGATGTCGCTTGTCTCGTATGGGGCATTTTTATATACAGTATCGCCGTAGTCGCTCAATAGGCTGATGCCCCGAACCGACTTTCTAAGATCCCAGATGCGATCCTTGATTGCATCCCACTCACCACTCTTGACCGTGCAGGTATTTGAGACATTATGAGTCAGTCCCTTTTGAGATTCGATCTCTCGATTACCTGCCATCACCCAGTAGTCTTGAAAAAACTTAACTTTGTTTAAAAATTCGATAGCATCGATATCTTTTCTCAAGATCGCTTTCTCTGGAGCTTCACAGGCAAAAGCCACAATCCCCACCTGTGGATCGCTATCATCGCAGACCTGTGGCAATTTATTTAAAATTTCTGCCCATATGGGATTGATTTTATTTATCCTCATGCGTCTGATGTAGTATCGAGCATGATATGGATGGATGCCCGCACAACAGCCTGCCACTGTCGATGAGTTGCCACTTGGCTTGATAGTCGTACAACGCAGGGCTTGATTGATGCCGATTGCCTTTGCTGTGAGCTCATTCTCATTTCTAATCATGAGTCCTCCCATCTGCAGGAGATTTTTATTTTCTATCAGCTTGGGATTGTGCATGATGCCCGTCATGGATACGCCTATCAGTGCATCACGCTCTATGATGCGTTTAGACACATCGCCGAGATAGCCTGTCTCTGTATAGGATGCCTGCAGAGTGCCTAAAAATGCTGCAGCACTGCAAGCCTGGATAAAGTGGTGGCTATCGATGATATTGGGGATGACGATTTCATTTAAATTGCAGACAGCCCAGCCACTCGACCATGTGCCATCAGCCTCTAGGATACGAGGATAAAGACCGATCTCACCGCATGGATTTGTCGCATACTCGGTTGAATGAGCAAAAAAGAAACCGGGCTCACCATACTGTCGAGCAGTGTCCACGATCTGGGCAAATATATTTTTTTTCTCTGTGAGTGATGATGTATCAATCTGAGCCGAAATATTCGCATATGCCCTTTGAGGCTGAGTCATCCACCAGTCTCCAGTTTTAGCAGTCATCATCTCATCGTCATCAGGTGAAAAGAGAGCGATCGTTGCTGCCCTGCGAGACGATAGAAGAGCTGCATGAGATATGTGCATAAAAATATCAAACGCTTGTATAGGTCGAATTTTATATTGACTATCATCGACCGCCTGATCTAGTACAGCCTTCACTCGCTCGATAGCAGTTTTTAGCACTTGGGGACCGGGAGCGACTCCACCGATAGAGATCGGCGATCCCTCTGGGCGTACCCGATCATAGTGAAAATTGATACAGTATTTTGCTTGCTCTTCATCTGTGGGCATATAGCTGGATACGAGGGCTAGCACTGCATCAGCCCAGCCCTCAATACTATCTGCCACCACATGAATCTTATTGATTCGAGCGTCTCTTTGCTCTGCTGTGATCAGCCTTGGCAGGCGAGCGATGTGGTGCTTTTGCACAGAAAAACCGACGCCACAGCCACTCATCAAGAGCCAAAAGCCCTCAGCAAAAAATCTCACTCTATCGCAATATGAGGCTGTACAGTTGTACAATCGCATATTATTTCTCTTGATAGCATCACCGCCAAATTGAGTCGATCGCTGAGATGGGAATACGATTTGAGGCATGACAAAATCGTTGAAAACCTGATTGATCCTCTTTGCGAGCTGGGGGAATTTTTCGATGTGCATATCCCTGACTCTGCCCATAGCGTCAGCGTAGCTCTCTCTGCTACCATCTGCCTTGATTTTTGCGTATTGTGTGGCAAAAGCGACTTGTCCTAAAATTTTATTTTGTGCCATATTGCATCCTTGAAATTGGGGGATGCCTATTTAAACACTCGCGAGGCTAGGACTCAAATTTTTTATCTTTTAGATGCTCGATATTTGTCTCAATACGCTCTAGGCTCACGACGATTTTGTGCATCGATTTTTGTATGTCATGCAGTTCATTCTCGGTTTTGTCGTGCTTTTTGCTAAACTCTAGGTTTTGCTGTTCGAGGATTGCGATGCGTCTGTCATAGGCAGACAAAAATTTGACTAGTGGATAAAGAGCGGTGATGACCGCCGTCATCGCTGATATAGAGATCATGTCCGAGTTCATCCCTGCCACCTCGCTTTCACGCCTCTAGTGTCGTAGTGTACAAAGCCCTGACTAGGATAAAAACCTAGTCCACCTACCTTGATTTTACCCTGTGCCATAAGCTTGTCAATGCGACTATAGATCTCTTCTGTGGGTACTCCAGCAATCTTTATATCAGCCGCCTTAGCTTCCATGTGTTGGGATTTTTTAGCACCTCCAACAACCTCATTTCTTGCTGGTGATCGATAACCGCTGATAATGACAATCGGCTTTTGAAAATGGTCTCGGATGACCTGCAAATTTTGCAAAAGCTCAACCGCATTTGCGACTAGGTCAGGCGGGACTGAATCGCTAAACTCGAGCTCTGAGAGCTTAAAATTTTTTGTTACTTGCATTTTATCTCCACGCCTTGACCAGGACATACGACAAAAAACCCGTAGTACCTGAGTCGATATTTGAGTTGAGTGTTACTGCAGAGCCGGCATTTTTTTGCATTCTTATCGTAAAAGTCTGAGCCCCGGCAGTAGCATCTATATAGGCTATACATCGCTCTTGACTCAAAACAGCTGATGAGTCTGTAGTTATATTCGTTATTCCAGTGGATGATATTTGAGCCGATGCAGAGTCAGCCAAATAGTAACTAACATATTCACCTGCTGAAGGAGTTGAGTCGCTCACTTTAAATCTACAGTCGATCAAATATTTGTATCCCGCCTCTAAAGTGAAAGTCCCACTTGACACGCTGATCGTGGGATACCCGATAGATGATGTCATCTGTGTCGGAGTGACCCCATTAAAAATGCTCACTATTACCCCGGTTATGCCAATACTTTGCGTATTAGCTGAGCTATATAGAGAGCTTATAGACATGAGCAATCGCTTTTCTGATCCAAAATATGACATTATAGTATCCTCCACAGCGATTTAAAAGAATTGTTCGCAGTGATATTTCCTCCGTTGATGTTGTTAACAAAGACCGTCAATGCTGTATTTCTCGCATTTACCCCACAATACGACTCATCGCATGATGTACTACCCGAAGAAACGTTGTTGACTTTAAATTGTCCTCCAAAGGGCAAAAAATTATTAAAGTTCCTATACGCGATACATCCCGTTCCAGATAAATTTGTCGAGTACATATGTCTAACATCTATAAAATATACGCTCTTAGCGGTGATAGATGTCTCAGTATGCTGTGTAATATCATCGCTCAGTACCGATGCGGAGTTGATATCGATTTGCACGCTTCTAGTGCCAAAAGCTTGGCTAGGATCATGGCTCATAGGGGCATCCTCCAAATCTGTAATCTTGAATTGGTGCTTAACGCGGCATTGGCTGTGATCTGTATGAGCGTCGAGCTTGTAGCTAAAACGCTATCAAATTTCTCGTCAAGGCTTCCAGTTAGCGATGTGCTCCTGATGGGATATGCCCCTTGTGATACTCCATCTATCAGCGTCTCATAGGTAGCTGTCACAGCCGACACAGTAGCAGGCGAAGTGATCAAAAAATACTCGTATCCAGCCTCTAGCGTGAGATCAGTCCCGCTAATCGATGGCGTGAAATCGCCATTTATATATGTGATAGTGGCGAGCCCAGATGCAGAGGATGATAGCGAGCAGACGGCTAAGGCGGGCGTGACTTGACGCCCGATATTATATGACATTATTCTATCCTCCATCCCGCAGAGGTGGCGACTAAATTGATACTCGAGTTTTGTAGAGTGAGCGCAAATGTCAGTGCTCCATCAATGGTCTCGCTTCCGCTTGCGTCTATGGTAGCTGTGCCAGTGCCCAACAATTTAATTACGATTTCAAGCCCATCGCATGAGGCGACAGCGGGCAGATTAACGGTGACAGCAGATGCCCCGTTGTTTAGATAATATCTCGCCTTTACCACGCTGGAGGCGGGGGCTGAGATAGTCAATGGGAATGATGCGACGGTTGTATATGATGGGCGACTGCCACCTGTGATCGATGCAGGAATCCACTTGCTTGTCCCATCCCACGCCAAAGCCTGACCACTAGTCGGGGGCGTTGTGCTTGTGTCGACATCGCTCAAAGCATCAATGCTAAAACCAGCTAAAGACACGGTAGAATCAATTTTATTTGAGCCGTCGACATATGAGTAGCTGATGCCTGTATGAGTGCCTGTAGTGAGCAGAGAGGCTGAGGCGTCTTGAGCTAGCTCATCAGTGTACTGAGTGATGGTAGATGCTATTGTGCCACCTGTGAGACTGATGCCAGTCCCTGCGGTATAGTATGCCTTGACTGATGACACAGATGGAGCCTGATCGGTCTGAGATCCCACCATGCTATCGACCACCGATGCGGTCTTTGCTAGCGTGTCAGTGTACTGAGTGATGGTAGATGCGATAGTGCCTGTGGTGATAGAGATGCCTGTCCCTGCAGTAAATGCACCTCGAGCCAAGGTATCGCTAAAATATTTATTTGTAGCCCCCTCGGTTATATCATCAGTATCGAGTGAGACCGTGCCAGTCTGTCCATTGACAGATAGAACCGCACCACCAGTGCTAAACTGCACCCATGCAGTACCGCTATAAATCCAAGATGTCGAGTCATCTGTCTGTATAGCAACATCGCCCTCCTGTACTGTAAGGGCTAGCCTCTCAGTCGCATCTGCCACCACATGAACATCGGTAATCGCAAGGGGTGGCAAATGATTGGTTGGCACGAGGCTATTTGCATCGAGCTCACAAACTCCATTCGCTTGCCCTTTTTGTGCGGTGATTCGTGCGTCTGCATCAGCGTCAGTGTACTGAGTGATGGTAGATGCGATAGTGCCTGTGGTGATAGAGATGCCAGCCCCTGCAGTAAATGCACTTCGTGCCAAAGTGTCGCTAAAATATTTATTGGTTGAACCCTGAGACAGATTATCTGTTGAAAAACTAGATAGCGATACAGTCGCGTTGATAGTGTCTCCAGCGTCATTATTTACAAAGCTGATCCCTGTATGAGTACCATTTGCAAGGGCTGTGCCTGCTGCATCTCTTGCTTGCTCATCTGTGTATGCAGATGGAATCGTGGGCTTATTTCTCAGCTCTGTATATGATCCACTAAATGAAGTAGACAGCCCGTTGTTTAGGTCATATACATAGCTATCGCTATTTTGATACTGCACGACCGACAGATCATTGAAACCTGTACGCCCGACTAAAACTACATTTGAGGTTAAATTCACTTGTAGTGCGTTGACACCACTGCACTCTGTGAGGACGGTCAATAAAGGCGACCCAGCCCCTGCACGCAAAGAGGTAACTAGCTGATTCCCCATGGCGCATCGATCAAAATAGACAGTCGCCGTCACACTGGAAGCGATGGAGATCCCACCAGCAAAAGAACACTGCTCAAATGTCACAAAATTAGCAGTTGCATTTGTGATTGTCACAGTGGAATCGAAGATGCAGTTTTTAAAATAGTGGCGACCTAGTGTGCCATCGATGAGCAATGCACCCTCGACATTGAGATCACTGATCCTGACTCGAGTAGTGGTCGCCCCTGATATAGTCAGCCCTCTAGATACTAGCTCGCAAATATGCCCGCTTGTTGGATGATATGGTGCGATGATATCCATACCGCTAGGGGCATCGCTGATCGTGAGTGTACTGCCACTATAAGAGCCGGCTGACATATAGATCGCATATGCACCGCTTCCACCTGCAATAGTATTGACTACAGTTTGAATGTCATTTACGCCCTCGTTTACATAGTACGAGTTGGAGTAAAGCGTCTTGCTCTGCACTGTATCAAGATCGCTTAGGTCGGCTTTGCTATCGATCTCGCTTTGAATAGAACTCGTAAAATATTGGCGATCTGCATTTGAGCCCGCATCGATATTATCGGTAGTCAAAACAACAACGCCAGTAGCCCCATTCACAGAATCAACAGCACCACCGCCACCGCTTACAGGAGGTTTAATAATAATTGCCATGTTAAACCGCCCTTCTATTGAATGCACAAATGAGTTGAACATTATCGCCTGATGCACCTTTTTTATAGGCGATATTCACGACAGCACCATCTTTGAGCCCTGCACACTGCAAATCGATTGCACCACCTGCCAAGATAAAAATTTCATTGGCGGTAGAGTCGCCTGCACCTGTGCGAGCTCGCAATTTTAGATAGGCGGTGGATGAGCCCGGATTATAGATGGATACCTCAGCAAACGCCAAGTCAGCAGATAGGGCTGATCCTGTCTTGGAGTCGATAAAATCGCTACTATTTAGATCTGTCCAGTCAGTGGAAGCATTGGCTGATGTGCTTTTACAAGCGATATACTCGCCTGTGCCTATGGCGTATTGAAGTCTATTCATGTCTTTTTGCCTTTATTGTGATCGGTTCATCGTGTAGTATAACGATTTTTTTACTTGTTTTTTCAATATTTTGTTCTCGCATAGAAAAAGCATTGATTTGCCTCTTTAGCACCTCAATTTCATCCTTAAGCAGTTCGATCTCATCGAATAAAAACTTCATCGTTAAGGGCTTTTTGTCGTCATTCATACTTATATCCTCGATCTATGTATGCCCGTTTTTTGTGGGCGGTGCTTGCTAGTGTATAGGATGCAGGCTGGATGATATCGCCTGCCGTAGCTCCATGACTACCACTAAAAACAATCTGAGCCCCGTTTATTTGTGAAATCGTGAGCGATGTTTTACTGTCATTTGCCCCCCATGTATATCGCACGACTGCATCGCCCACCTTAAAAAAAGATATGTCTGATGCTGAGAACTGGTCTACGACTATCGAGACAGTCGTTGAATTGATCACTTGGTCGACTCGAGCCGATGCGTTCCATGTGGGAGAGCTGAGCCCATAATGGTTGAGCTTCAATTCACAGCCCTCACCGAATAGCGATAGACGCATGGACACTATCAGCCCAACGCCATCGCTCACGCCATAGTCATCGCTATACCCCTTGAGAAAATCGCTTGATACTCTTAGGCTCGACCCAATGTCAAGATTGAAGCTAGCCCCCGATGTGATAGAAAAAACCCACTGCCTTATAGCCTGCCCATACAGTCGGAATAGGCGGGCATAGGTAGCTCTAAAATACTGCAGAAAATCCCCCGCTCTTGCCCCACCTACGATCTCGGAAGTCAGTCCATAAAGCTTGTATTCCTCGCTCCTAGTCTCGCCCGCAAGCTGATTGATAGCAGCATAATTATTGATGACTCTCTCAGTGGGCTGATCATTTTGCAGGTCATAAATAAATTTAAATTGTGTTATGATATCCTCATAGACGCTCCAATAAATGGGGCTATCTATCAGCATAGTATCATCTGTGATAAGGGGCTGATTTTCATCTGCCTCATGCCCAACACTAATCAATTTTAGGCGTGGATAAAACGTCGATCTGTCCATCACTATCGCACAGCCCATCACTCTCAGCATAGGTTCTAAAATGTCCCTCGCCGTGATATCATCGATGCTCAAATTGAATTGCCAATCCCTAATGTTGCTAGCACTTTGATTTGATAAAAAGCTGTCTTCATCGATAAAAGCTTGACTGATATTACAGCCCACCAAGTGCAAATCATAATCGCCATTTATGCCACCACCGCCCCCGCTTTCAAGTAGCTCTAGCATCACCTGCCCAGCAGGTTTATTCTCAATCAAAAGCCCTCTCGATATCTCAATTTTCTCGGTAGAATCTAGGAAGTCGCCAAAGCTGGGCAAGCCTCTATTATAGACATTGTCCTGATCTAGCTCGATGAGATAGCCCACTGATACAGCAGTCTCGCTCTTTGCCATCGCCTTAAAGGCTTTACCATAAGCCTTGATTTCTATTGCGTATAGCGTACCATCATAGGACGCGGGCAGACCTAGAGAGTCTTGCACGAGCAAATATTTTTCTCCATATTCATACCAGCCCAAGGCTACGCCCCTGATTTGATACTCTGCATAGGTCTCTGTCTGATATAGATAGTAGTACAGATTTAGATCTCTATCTATGTCGAATTGATAGCTTTTTTCATCCTTGGCTGTCCTAATAGGAGCTTCACTTGATGAGAAATTGACGCCAAAATCTAGGCATACTGGATCATCGGATATATATCTAAAATCCAAAGCGTTGCCCGATCTAGATAGCTGATCCAGCTTTACAAGGCTGATGTCATCAGCAAAAACCTGATGCACTGTGCTAGCGTTGCTATGGGGATTCAAGACTAAATAATATCCGCCTGCCTGTCTTTTGATAAACCAAGTTCCCGGCTCTGCACCTCTTGAGACTGAATTGATCTTGTCCATGATTTCATCGGTTGACGAAAGCCCATTTGAAAACTCTATAAAATAGCCTCCGCCGATAAATGCTCGGTTATCGCCTAGTTTTTGTATATTATTGATCCTATATCTAGCCGACTGGTCAAAATAATGATATCCGTGCACTAGCTGAGTGCTATTTTTAGGTCCAGCCACCCTGTTGTCAACGATGGCAGAAATGGGAACGATGGATATTGATATCGCGGTCAGGTCGCTAATATCGGGCGACCGCTCGATCATGCCATGAAAGACGACTTGATTGTCAGTTATGATCGCATTGTCATCCATACTAGCACAATAGATCGATGCCTGTCTACCACGCCAAGCGACTATCTCGCTTGTCACTATAGGCGTATCTGTTCCATCTAGTCGTATGTCGTGCATCTGCCTAAAGCCAATGCGAAGTTCACAAGCGAGATGATACACATCCCCGACCTGCGATTGACCACTGATCAAAAAAGACTCAGCCCCTATGTGGACTAGATGGGGATATGTGAGAGATGGATCACTATCGACTATGATAGTCGGCTGATCATCATCTCTAGCGATAGCCTGTACCAGCTGACCACTCCACACAGACGATGACCGCATGACACGCCCAAAGATACGATGAGGATCTTGATTGGTGCCTCTCATCCTATCCATGACTAGGCTTACACTTATGGGAGAATAGGTTGCTATGCCACCGCTAGGCTCCAGGTCTGCCACATAGTCGCTGATACTCTCTATACAGTCGAGGTCGGTATATGATATCTCATCAGGTGATGAGCCGATGGATTCGGATATAAAAGGCGATGCCCTATAATAAAAGCGTGTCGCAAGCCCTGCTATCTCTAGCCCATAAACTCGAGCTGTTCTATCGTCACTAATCATTGATCACCTCATCAAAAGCTTCATAGAGACAAACATTATCTAATCGTACTCTCACGCAATCAAATTTTACTCCTATTTCCTGTCCTCTATAAGCCTCTGGGATAAATAGCGGTCTAGGATAAAGCGTCTGCACTATAGAGGTGGATGATATATCGCCACCGCTAGAAATCAATGCCTGATTCCAAAAATTAGATGATCCATCGGGATCATAGGTAGACGACAGCTGACCATTGGCAACGCTCAAAAGGCATCCATTATCGATGATATCTTGAGTCGTGCGAGGATTTCTAAAGGCTGTAATGCTGATCGACCTTGCCAAATTTTCATGCGTTCTATATGCAAAGGCGAAGACGATATGTCGGCAATTGGCTGTTGTCTGCAGGATTTGAGTATATGCCCTATTAGTATCGCCTATAGATATCTGATCGACATAGTAGCTCTCCGTGGTATAGTCTGCCTGATTTTGCGTCCATGTCCTAGGATATGTCCGATTTACAAAACCAATTTGATGCCTTTTAGCCTTGGCAAAAGCAAGATGATTGGTTTGATCTGCTATCAGCATCATGACAGCACTATGAACAGGAACGCCCGCGTTTGCCTCGCTAGGTGATGGAGCAAATATTGTCGTACTTGGTATTATTGCCATTATGCCCCCCAAAAAGAGATCGATAAGATCGGCGTTGCGTTTGTCAAAAAGTATGTCATCCTAGGCGAGAACTGGATTAGTGGCATGGATAGATCGCCGTCCACGCCGTCCGCATTAAAGATTGTTGCGATGTCATACTCGAGCCACTGGGCTGTAGTGCCTGCAGTGATCGTGATCTGTTTATTATATACAGAAAAAGAAAAATCATGAGCTGTGGCATTTTGTACATACATCACCAGCTTATATGTAAAACCCAATCGATTGCGATTATACCATGAAATAAAGCTTGTGTTTAGTGCAAATAAGTCATTGACTGTTAGCCCCTTTTGTGGTCGTGCCAGCCCAAAAGTTGGGCTTGTTGTCGTCTCTGGAAGATCTAGCCCACTAGCACAAAAGAGCATCCTAGGTCTTTTCTGCAGTACTCTGATATTGTTGATTAGTTGTTGCCCTAGGGCTGATGAGAGAGGCTGATCAGCATCAAAGGAGTCATCACCGAAGGGGTAAAAAAAGCTGTTCATATAGACCGCATTTACTCTGCTTTCTGCTAGTGGTGAGCTGAGTGGTAGATACTCGATACACAAATAATCGATCTGTATCGTGTTCTGCACCTCGAGGATTAGATAGCTATACTCAGCACTCACAGACGCCAAGGCTATCGAGCCCTGATCGTATTTAGAGGAGTTAAATGTAAAACTTTTTGAGCCAGCACTGCTATTATTTGAGAGGGTAAAGATCGCATTGCCGTTTGTCCCCGTGCCCTTGAGTGTGATCTTTATCGTCTTATGATTTGCTGATATTACAGGGATTCTCCATCTGCAGACCTCTCTCAAAGTGGCTGATGAATAATAGAATATGCCATCCTCAAAATGTTGAGTTATGATCGCACCTGTCCCATGATAGGCGTGGATATAGTTTTGCAGTCGCCCAAGTTTGCCGAGTTGACTCTGTAGGTCGCTGATATCTTTCCCTGCAATGAAAGCATCAGGCTCGACTCTTGCATTGTTGCCCGCTAGAGGCAGAGTAAGGCTATTTGTCATGAGCGATCTCCATCGAGACAGGGATGCGTCTCATGATTCTATTTTCAAAGGGCAGATCGCTAGTGATGCTTGTGATCGTGCCTGTGATGATGCCGTGCATTCCATTGTCCTCGCTTGTATGAGTAAGGCTATACGCAGGCGATGAAGAGCTGATCTGGCTAGTCATGCGATTTAGTCTTGGCTCTCCCACCTCTTGCACCAAGTTAATCTTCGCCCCTATATAAAAATAGTCGCCAAGATCAAATACAAATCGCTTATAGTCATCTTGTATGTCTGCGATACCATCGACATAAAAGCGTAAAATAGATTTTGTAAAATTGCCTTTAAAGTTTGTCCCATAGCTACCATCCCCCTTTCTCCTAGTGTCACTCAGTCTATCAAATGCTAGGTGATGATCTTCGTATGGTCGAGATGGGGCTATGACGCCGGGCATCACATTATCAGCGATCATCACCCTGCGACCATAGAGCGTCTGCCATGTCTCCAGCCCGCTAAATCCAAGCCGATCTCTAAACGCTGTATCAGCCCAAGCAAAATTCATTAGATTTGCGTTTGCTACATAGTTGACTACCTGCATGACTCTTCCGTCATCGCGTAGCACCCATTGAACATAGTCGCTAAATAGGGCTTCCTCAGCTGACTGCAGACAATAAATGCCACTGCCTGATCGCACCGACAGGAGCGATGGGATGTCTTGAGCCACTGGGAATGATGGATAAAAAGTGGGGTATACAGTGCCCGAGTCGCTATATGACAACTTGCCATATAGAGCACTACCAGCAGACCAAAAAATTTGATTGCCCCTTTGCCACTGCCCCGCAAAGGTGACTGATGTCCCGCTCATGTTTGTATAGTCGTTATCTAGCCCCCAAATAGCACCCCCCCCAAACTGAGTCTCAATATCTTGATTTTGACTAGCCGTGCATTCCCATTTGATTCGATCTTGACTGTCTATAGAGATAGTCCATGTATCGCCTATATCAGCCTCTAGACACGCTTTGAGCGATGTGGTGGCAGACTGACCGCGCCCATTTAAAAAATAGACTGGATCACTAAAGACGACTCGCCCATTGCTATTTAAAGCGATATTTGAGCCCGCTCTTGTATAGAGTGTTGAGGTAAAGTTACGGGCGTCAAAATCGCTCATGATCATAAAATTAGGTGATTTGTCATAACTGGGCATTTTGTACTCTCAATCGTGGGCTACCCCTACGAGGTTCATTTATATACTTGACTATCTCATCGCTGAGAGCTCTCTTAGCAGACTCTTTTGTGTCGTAAATCGTAGCTCCAGCGAAGTTGACATTAAAAACCATAGGCTCGGATTTTTGAGCCTCTGGGCGTTGTACCTGTGTAGTCTGTGCCATGCCACTAGGCGAAGCCCCGCTTGATGCACTAGCTTTTGAGGCTGGGATAGATGCCCCAGCCAAGCCCGCCACAGAGGCGACTCCTGCAAATAACCCTGCTGCAGCAAAATGCTGGCTTGCACTAAGCCCCCCAATAGGACCTAACGCCAAAGACGCAAATCCCTCAGCTGTATGGAAAATTGACTTTGTTAAAGCCTCTGTTGCCATGCCCGTCAATGTCTCCTTTAAGACCTGTTTCACTGACGCACCCGTCATGATCGCCGTTGCCAATGAGGCGCTAAAGGCTTGTGTTTGCGCCTCAGCAAATTCGCCTAACATCTGCATAGACTCGCCTTGAACATCTTTTGATGCTAGCTGGTATCTTTTTTTGATCTCCAGTTCTGCCAAACTTCCTTTTTCAACGATAGCAAGTTCGAGCTCCATTTGCTTATTTAGCATCGCTATTTGCTGATCATAGCCTGTCTGTGTGAGCTGTATATCTAGCAAAGCGATTTTATCAGTTAGATCTTTTTTAGCCTGCTCCTTGGTCTTTTCTATCTCAATCTCTTTATATGCCTCTTCTTGCAAAGCCCCGATTTTAGCAAGCTGAGACTGCTCTAAAGCAAGCTGAGACGCTTGTTGTCTTGCTATCTCTTGCTCTGCGATACTATTTAACTGTTGTTGATATTGTAGCTCTGCAATTATTAGTTGATTTTTATTATTTTTATTTAATTGCTGTTGAGTTGTATATGTGTTGACGGCTAATGCTATTTGCTCATCAATCCCATCTTTTTCTAGCTGTATTCTAAGGGCGTTGATTTGTGATTGCTCGCCAATTATCTGTTGTTGTCTTGCTCTAAAAGCATCACCCCTTGCTTTAGATTCATCCTTTAAACGCTTTATTTCTGCATCCTTTAACGCCTGCAATTCTTTTTGATTTTTGATTTCTTTTAAATATAAATCCTCTCCGTCAGATCTAGCTTTATTTTCATCTTCTAGCGATTTTGTGAGGGCTTGTATCTCTGCTATGCTCTTGTTTCTCTGGGCTGATAGCTCTCTATCAACCATTAGTTCATCCTCTTTAGCCTGTATGCCCCTCTCATAATCGCTGAGATCAGAGGTTGCCAATAGCAAGTCATTATGTTGCTTTTGTATCTCAAGCTGAGCCTTCAAGGCATCTGTCGCCTCCTGCTGAGTCATCGCTAAATTTCTTTGATATTCTTGAGCTTTTTCTATCGCTGGAAGGGCGTCAGCATATCCCCTTGTTAGTTCGTCTTGTGCCTTGGCTACTGCCTTATTTGCTATCTCCAATTTATTTGTTGCAGTCGCCAAATTACCGCGCTCAAACATTGATAAATTTTCGACTCCATTTAATATCTTTTTAACTGCTATTAAATCCTTTTCGGCTTTGATTTGATCAATATAAACCTTGGTTAAACTAGCGTTTTTCTCATTTAGTATCTCCAGCTTTAATCGAGCTTCCGTATTTAATGAGATCAAACTTTTGAGTTGATCAGAGGTTGCTTTAATGCCCTTATCTGCAAGCTCCTCCATTTTTGCAGTGAGATCACCAGCTGCAGCACTGACCGCCGCCTCGATCTGCTCTGCCTCTTTAGCTGCACCGCTAAATTGTCGCCACGCTTCGACTGCTAGAGCCAATGCACCGACTATGGCAGAGATAGGACCTAATAGACTCAAGATCGATGAAACGCCTATTTTGCCACCGCTTTGTAGTGCCTCGCTAAATTGACCTACGCCATCGACAACGCCACTTACTGACTCGCCAAGGGCTCCAAAGGCTTCGCCCATAGCCCCGCCCTGAGCGGATACTACCGCCCCAACGCCCTTGAAGCTCTCGCCCACGCCCTTAACGCTTTCGCCGATGCCCTTAGCTGATCCCTCTATCCCATCTAGCTTTTTTTGAGCCGATTCCATGCCTATAACATCGACCTCGATCTCGATTTTATTTTCTGCCAATTTGTGCCTCCTCTATCTGCTCTTGAGCAATCTTGTTTTTTAGCTCTGTGTAGTGATGATGCAATAAATCTATTGCCTCTACGATAGCACAAGATGGGCTAGGATACGCGTTTTTTAAATCAAATAAGCCATTGATATGCCTAAAATAACTTTGAGCGATGGGGGCGATGAGGTTTGCTGATGCAACAGGGCATGACCTTATTTTTAGATCGCTGTACTCTGCCGAGCAGTTAGGAGCCACTCTATACGCAGGAATAAAAAAGCCATGCTCATCTTCATCTAGATGAGGCAAGCCCCGCTTAAACTCACCGCCACAATTTCCACGCAGTCCCCTCAGCCTTGGCTGTGATTTACATTGCTCGCATCCCCACGATCGCCCCTTATTTTGCGATAGCCATATTGAGGATGCGATTGCTATTTTCCCTCTTCACCTAGGAGAGATAAATTTGATATATGAGCAACCAGCTCTCCAATTGTCTGCACTCTCACAATATCGGGCTTGATTGATTGGATTAAATCCCAAGGCTTCCCATTGACGCCCTTGATCTCAACGCATGAAACCTTGATCATCTCTTGATATACACGATTTAAATATGCGTTATACTCTGCTAGGGCTGTCTTTTCTTTTTCTGTCAGTGAGTCATGCCAATAGGCTCTATCCTTGCCACTGTCAGGCTGTTCTAGATACAGCATACGCCCAAGTTCGCTCCTAGTGTATGCCCCAGCCTTTACCTCTGCCTCTTCTCTCTCTGCAGGCGATAAAGCCTTTAGCACAAATAGAGTAGGCGATTGACCGTCCTTGCATTTCAAGAGGTTTCTTTGCCCCTTGAGGTATAGAACTTTGTCTTGATCTGCCATATCTAAAGCGGTGTCGCAGGTGATAGCTACCTCGATGGTAGTGAGAGATGAGGTGGAGAATGAAAGCATATTAAATTCCTAGTGCTAGTCTAATGGGGCTATTTGCGGGCTGTGTAGTACCTACATCACCGCCGAATCGAGTATGCTTATAGGTCAAGGCTTGCTTCACAATCTCACCAGATACGTCGTATTTATTGGGATCGACCGTGAGATATCCTGCAGGGATAAATAAAGCCATGCCCTTGCCATTCCCGATTGGTCCTGTGCCTATTAACACCTGACGGACTACCCTATCTTTAAAATCGTCTGCGATATCGCTCTTTACTGATGAGAGCGTGATTGTACACTCTAGATCAACGTTACTTACCTCCATGTCGGACATGGTCAAGATGTTGTTTGAGAATCCCTTGGCGGTGAGTGTGTTTGTGATATTAAATGAAAAACTCTCAGCATCTAAAGCGATACGATCTAGCTCCTCGCCTGTAGTGCCTGCGATATTGCTTCTAGAATATGTCACAGGGCTAGAAAGTACCGCATAAGCATTTCTAAAATGTTGAGTCGCACCGCCTAAAACAACAGGCTCAACAGGACCGGTCGCATTAGCGTGATCGTCTTGGATGAGAGCTGCTTGGAATGTAAATTGTCCCAATAGGCGACCATTAGTCACGCTGATATTGAGAGATGCCAGCTTACAACCATAAGCATAAGTCCTAAAGCCGACTCCATCGACTCTAAAACAAAGCGATTCCACCACCTGCCCGCTAGATGTGGAGGTGGGGACATACCAAGTTTGCATTGGATAAATGGTGGCAGGCTCATCGCTAAAAGCAGGAGAAACGCCGATCTTGCCTGCACCTGCCCTGTTGTTGCTAGTCACTGCTGAGTACTCACAACGCCCCGCAATAATACTGCCCACAATACCGCCAATCTTGTAATTTGTGTTTGTGGTTGTGGGAGTGAAAAAATTGACATCGTCGCCTGTGACAGTATCAGCACTTGTAAAGAGTGGGAGACTTGTCAAAAAACCTGCATTTAAAAGCTTGCCAAGCCCTGTCCCCGCATAAGCATTGGCGTCAGCTCCGACTGTAGTAAAGTCGATAGTGATTTGCACTTGCCCAGTTCGTCTCTGCACGCGACTTGATCCGCTCCATACTGTGTCAGGCTCTGGAGGTAGCCCATGAGGACCATCACGCCCCTCGCTTCGCTCATTTACGACTACATCGCCATAGATGACGATGGGATCACGCTCGCATGGTAAAGAGATGAAGCTAAGCCCGCTAGCAGATGGGAGACCGGTTGAGCTGTCGACTGAGCCAAAAGATGCCTCTGAGGCGACTGATATACTTCTATGTGTTACTGTCATTTTTTAGTCCTCTAGATATAAAAGTGTAAAGGGTAATGTTAATAGATAGCCGACCTGACTAGGATCGTTTGAGATCTCGGATAGTGTGGCTGTATTTGTGATGAGTGATACTATACCAGTGTCATCAAATTGATACTCAGGTTGTTTTAGGGCGTTGATCAGCTGACTAGAGTCCTCTGCGATCATGCGATCTAGCAGTGCTAAGTCCCCGCCTATATCATAGCGTCC